TTGATCTCTATGAAATCTACTCAATTAAAAATTAGTAGAAAGTGGAACTCAATGATGTCTGGTATCAAAATGAAAGGCGCAAACGGTATGTTTACACCGGCATCTTTCAGCCACATTTACAAACTAAAAACTACCCAAATGTCAAACGATAAAGGCACTTGGTTTGGTTGGGAAGTTAGTAAAATTGGCCCAGTAACTGACAAAGGTCTTTACGATCAAGCCAAAGCATTTAGTGAAAACATTTCAAAAGGAAGTGTTAAAGCTAAACATGGTGAAGATAAACCAAAGGACCAAAGTAGCATTATATAATTCCTACGGGATATGTGCACAGTGTGGGCCGAAAGCGAGAGTAGACGGCCCACGTAAACAGTTATGGAAAGATACATAGAATATTTTAATGGATATAGAAATGCCTATGGTGTGGCTGACTTCAACCACCAGGATTCTAAGATAGATTCTGAAACAGGTAAAAAGAAACCTGTATACCGATGGAATTTTGAAGAACTCACTACCGATATTTATCAACAACACATACAAGGTAAACTATCAATCGGCATACAACCATGCACAGAAGATTCAGAAGTTAAGTTTGGAGTCATTGACGTAGATCCAAAAGACTATGCTGACTTTAACAAAAAAGATTATATAGACATCATACAGCAATACGAATTACCTTTACTGCCAGTAGAATCTAAAAGTGGTGGTCTACATTTATTTTTATTTATGGATGAGTTTACAGATTCTAAAACTGTAAAATCTTTTCTTACAAATCTATTATCTTTGTTTGGACTCAAACAAGATACAGAGATATTTCCAAAACAAACACAGCTAACAAAAGATAGTGAAACAGGTCAACTACGACCAGGACAGTTTATAAATTTACCATACTTTGGAGAGGAACGTAAAGCTTTGAACGTTGATGGTACACCATTTACCCTAGAACAATTTATGAAAGTAATCAGTGCAAACCTGGTTACAAAAGAAAGATTGAAAGGAATTACAGAAGAGATTGAACACAAGAGCATGCAGGGTGTTGACGAAGAGTTTACAGAAGGTCCACCATGTTTAGCAGCAATATCTAAATTATCTAAAAACGAAAACTTTGATGGCAAAGATAGATTTATGTACAACTATCATGTCATGGTTAAGATGAAATATCCAGACAACTGGCAACAGAAAGTTATGAATGCACCAGTAAAATATTTTGCAGGTGTGCATGCAAATGCATGGGATCAAAAATTTTTAAATCAAAAAGTAAAATCATGGAACAGAAGTTCTAAAGGTTATACTTGTACACAGAGTCCACTAAGTGAGAACTGTAAAAAAGGTATATGTGTTAAGAAAAAATTTGGAGTCTTAGCAGGATCAAAAGGATCTTATCCTGTGTTAACAAATTTAAAAAAGATAGACCTAGATCCAGAACCAGAGTATGAGTTTGATGTAACAAAACCAGATGGTATTGGTACAGCTACAGTGCACTGTAAGAATGTAGAACATTTAAACGATCAACGTAAGAGACGTAACTCAATATCAAAAGCTGCAGGATTCTTACCACCATTAATAAAGAATGATGAAGAGCAAGCTGTGATGGATGCATTGTATCAAACACAAAAGATTGTACAGCCACCGGTAGGCACATCACCAAAAGAAAAATTACATGATGTATTACATGCAAAAATAAATGGACCAAAAGCTACGAGCGATGCCGCATTTAAGACTGGCTCTGTATTAATAGAAGGAGAGTATGCATACTTTAAGTTTGAAAAATTTTACGACAAATTAAAAGCAAAGAACTGGAAGTATAGTGAAGATAAAACAGGGCGTATGATGCAGGTTACATATCAAGAATGTGAAATAGAATTTTTAGAACAAAAAAGATTTCCATCAAAAGAAGCAGGTAAATATAACTCATCAACAAAAAATATAATTCAAATTAATATAAAGACGTTTGAAGAGGTTCCCATACACCACACTAAAACAAAACACAAGACGGATATAATATAATGAGAGATGATCTTATGGTACAACAACAAGTCAATGGTGCATGGCAGCATATGGTGGCAGTAATATGTCTTAATCAAACAGGACGTAAGAAAGTTAAAAAAATATTGCCAGGATTTTTTAAAAAATTTTCTAATGCATCCGCCTTATTAGAATCCGATAAAGAAACTATAGCAGAAATGTTAAAAGACTTAGGAATGAAACATGTCAGAGCTAACAGGATATGGAGAATGACAGAGGACTTTATTGGTTGGGACGGTGATGATGCAACAGAACTATTTGGTATTGGTAAGTATGGCAGTGACAGCTATGAGATATTTTGGAAGGGAAATATACCAGATAACGTGCAGGACAAAGAATTAAAACGATACATACGGGAGGAGATGTGATAAGTAGAAAACTATTCGGGCCTCCGGGAACAGGGAAAACAACAAAGCTGTTAAAATATGTCAAAACATTTTTAAAACTGGGTACACCTATAGATAAGATAGGATACTTTGCATTTACAACCAAAGCTGCAAACGAAGCTGTAGATAGAATGTTAGACTATCACACAGCGTTTGAAAGAAAAGACCTTAAACACTTTAGAACTTTACATTCTTTTGCTTTTAATCAATTGGGTATGAAAAAAGCCCAGGTCATGCAGGATGAACACTACGAAGACATAGGCAAAAAATTAGGTATAGAGGTTACGGTGTATTCTAATGGCGAAGAGTCTACAGGTTTTATAAATTCTGATAGTGAATACTTTAATCTAATTAATGCAGCCAGAATAAAAAATATACCTATTGAAGAAGAGTATAACACTGACATGTACTCACAAGACATGGACAAAAGATTGTTACAAATTATTTCTGATGAGGTAAATAATTACAAACAGGCGTATGGTTTGGTTGATTTTACAGACATGATAGAAAAATTTATTGTGTCTAAATTGTGTCCAAATTTTGACATAACATTTATCGATGAGGCACAGGATTTATCACCAATACAGTGGAAAATGGTAGATATTATAACAAAAAATTCAAAATATATTATATTAGCAGGCGACGACGATCAAGCGATTTATGGTTGGGCAGGAGCAGATGTAAAAAAATTTCAACAAAAGTTTTCAAAAAAAGACATAATTTTGCCACAATCTTACAGAGTTCCATTAAAGGTACAGGACATAGCAGATAAGATATTAAATTTAATACCGGACGACAGAAGAATTAAAAAACAATGGCAAGCAAGAAAAGAAGTTGGTGATGTAAGTTATGTTCACAGTCTTGAAGACGTGCCACTGGACGAAGGCAATTGGTTGGTGTTAGCTAGATACAATGACAAATTAAATCGACTCAAACCTTTTTTAAAAGAACGAGGTGTTTACTTTGAATACAAAGATAGAAAGAGCTACAAGGTAACCTTGTTTAGAACGATTCTAAACTACATACGATGGCAGAAAGGTAGTGATTTATCTCTACCAGAGGTAAAAGATATATTTGAATACACAAATACCAAAGAAGAATTAACAGAAGAAAGAATGTATAACCTGGAAGAGTTTGGTTATGATAAAAACATACCCTGGTATGATGAGTTTACATCTGACTATGAAGAGTGTCTATACATAAGGGAGATGTTAAGCAACGGAGAAGAATTAAGAAAGGACCCAAGAGTAAAACTATCTACAATACATTCTGCAAAAGGTGGTGAAGCAGATAATGTATTACTGATATTAGACAATACAAAAACAATACGAGATGCATTAGATAAAAGCTCTGATAAACAAGATGAAGAGCATAGAGTTTGGTATGTAGGTGTAACTCGTACAAAACAAAATCTGTACATCATGGCAGCAAAAAAGGAGGATCAAGGTTATGACATCGAAAGTTTGGGATAAGCAGCACGGAGGATCACACTATCAAAAATATAAAATACAGCCCAGTAAGTTTGTAGTCGAGAATGAATTGCTATATCCAGAGGGTTGTGCTATAAAATATATCATTCGTCACCGTGATAAGAATGGGAAGGAAGATATATTGAAAGCCATACATTTTTTAGAAATGATTATTGAGAGGGATTACGGTGAAAATTCCTAAGTTTGAAGCACAGACAGAGTGGGTAAAACCTACTGAGTTTCCAGACCTACGTGATGTAGATGAGATAGCAATTGACCTAGAGACAAAAGATCCTGATCTAATTAAAAAAGGATCTGGTTCTGTCATAGGTAATGGAGAAGTTATTGGTGTTGCTGTAGCCACAAAATTTTACAAAGGTTATTTTCCTATTGCACATGAAGGTGGCGGAAACATGGACAGGTCTAGAGTCTTGTCCTGGTTAAAAGATATTTTAGAATCACCATCAACAAAAGTTTTTCACAATGCAATTTACGATGTGTGTTGGCTACGGGCAATGGGATTTAAAATAAACGGCGACATAGCCTGTACAA